CTATAGAGAGGTAGTTATGGTTGTTTCTTTAGGAATAGGATCAACAGTTATAGCCTATTTTAGAAAAGTTCAGAAAACACAGAAAAATCTATGTGAGACAGTAGAAAGGTTACAAAAGACTATAATTATATTATCAAAAGCTATTGACAGGCAATCAAATAGATTACACCCAAAAGAGGCAAAATCCGATCTTGACGACCTAGTCAAGGAATTACTCGACAAATGAGTAGTAATAGTTAAATATCACTGAAAAAGGTCTTTTATATGGTAGACCCATTATTTATTGCAGTAATTGCATGCATATCTGGATCTGTATTGAATACAGTTAGAGGGTATTTGGGTAACGATGATTCATACTCTGCAAAGAAATTAATCGGTGCAGTAATCGTTTCCTCATTTGCAGGAATTGCAATAGCACAAACTATACCATTAGACGGAATAGGTCTAATCGGTGTTGCTTTGTTAAGTTTGACAGCAGGATTCTCAATAGATTTCGCTGTCACCAAAGCAAAAAAAACAGCTTAATCAACTGTTCTTTACCCTTTTTTATCATAATATTTATTAACCTCGTCACGTCTACTTTATATATGACAATGTATGGTTTTCACAAACTTACAAGTACGTTAAAAAGTATGGAAGGTATAAATTCAGATGAAAGGTATTTTGAAGGGTTACTAACAGTACAAATGAAAGACAAGCAGGGTGAAGTTACCATAGTTGATGAGTTATACAAGGTGCTACCTATATGGATTGACAGAGGAGCACCAATCAGTGATACACACTCCAACAGAATAGTAGGTAAAGGTATCAACTATGCTAGAACAACTGTAAAATCTGACGATGGATCAATATTACCTGCAATTAAAATAACAGGTAAAATTTTTAAGAATTATGAATTGGATAATGTTATTTGGGATAAAATTAAAAATAATGAATACAAGGGATTGTCATTTGGTGGTGCAACCAGATCAGCAAGATCCCCAATCAAAATGAAAGACGGAAGTACTGCTTATGCGTTAAGTGATTTGGAACATTATGAGGTTGCTGTATGTAAAGATCCTGCAGTACCAATGGCTATCATTACTGATTTCAATCATATTGCAAAGGCAAACTTTGATTCAACTGTCAGAGATGACGGTAAGATGGTTATACAATGCAGTAAAATGGGTTGTTATGTTAACTCAAACAAAGCAGATTTGCTAGCTGTCATGGAAAATGAACAACCAGAAAATCATAAAAAGGTTGAAGAGGGACAGTCACGAGGTCAAGCCATTGACATACCTGTAAAGCCAAAAATATTAACTAAAAAAGTTCTTGACAATGGTAAGTTAAGAGCAGATGATGATTTTGCTGATCCAGATAAATCTTTATTATTAAACACTGATAAACCAGATGCATACCCAGTGATAAACAGAGATTTTGTTGATGATCAAGAAGATAAAGATTCTAAAAATGCATCACTTACAAAAAAATTCATGGAGAAAAAAGAATTGTTAGAAGCAACTATAGCTAATAGTAAAGAGAAACAACCACAACAACAACACAGTGGAGAAAGAGAAGAGGTGACATCAGGTTATAAAACTGCAGCAGAACTCACAGATGATATGGAAAATATAAATAAAATTTTAGGTGCATTGGGTGGATTGGCAGCAGGAGCAATAAGAGGTATGGGCGGTGCGGCAGCAGGAGCGGCAAGAGGTGCAGCCAGTGCAGGTTCAAAGGTATTATCAGGTGGTGGAGCACTATCAACTGCTGCAAGAGGTGCAGGAATGATTGGTGGTGGCGGTAATGAAGAAGAAGATGTAGATAAAGCAGGATACAAAGTTGACACAGAAGACAGAAATAACGGTACAGGAATTAATGATATAATAAGAGAGAAAAGACAGTTCAATGGAACTAAAGGAACATTATCTGAAGAACTACCAAATCAAATTCAACAAGCAAACCTAAACGAGTCACAAACATTTGAACAAAAAGTACAAGCATTGATTGCAGAAGGAAAGTCAAGAGAATCTGCAGAGAAGATTGTAGGCTCATTCGTACACAAGGTTGAGGCAAGTTCTGGTTCAGGTGGAGCAGGTATAGGTGATGGAAACAACGTTAACGGTGGAACCATGACAACACAAACTGGTGGTGCAAACAACCCAGTACATAACAATGGCTGTGATTGCACTTGTAAAGATTGTAAACGTAATGATAAATGTGACTGCTGTGAAAAATGTAAAAATAAAAGTAGAGGGTTAGATATTAGTAATACTGGATCAGGTGGGGTTACGGAATCAGCATTTAATCAAAATGCACCTAACGCACAAAGATTGAATAATAAAGCAGGTGAAGAGTTGACTGAAGAAGGTAAAAAAATACATGATGGTGTGAAAGAACATGTTAAACAACAACAATCATATGATATGTACAAATCAAACGCAGCAGCAAGAATAAACAAGATACATGGTGTAATGAAGTTAAACAAAGTAAGAGGTGCAATGCCTAAAGGAATTGCTTCAACAGGTTATGACGATGATGATTTTAAAGATCAGCAAACATCACAAGGTCAATCTTCATACCAAAAATTCCATGATCATTATGATACTAAAACCCCTAAACAATATGCAAACAGTGACATTAAAGGAGATTCAGAAAAATTACTTAATATTAAACTTAGAAAATCATTAGATGAACTTAAAAAATTACAAATAGGGGGTGGAATAGGCTCAAGAGGTCTAGGAGCAGGTGCAACATATACTCAAGGTCAAAAAGAGAGTACTCAAATAACATTGGTACAACCAAGACCTACAGATGATAGGGTAGAAGCAATAAGAATATGTAAAGAACCTAAAGAATAGCGATATAAATCTTTCCACAATCTTTATAAACTGCGTTTAACTTAATTCAATATACATGACTTTAGAAGAACTTAGAAAAGAAGAAGCCAAAGATCATGAAGAAGAAGACGAAGACGATAAAAAAGCAAATAAGTCATTTGACGAAGCTTTAATTGAAACTTTGTCCACTCTTACTGAGCACGTAAAAGCTCTGTCAGAATCTCAAGCAAGTCTCGAAGAACGAGTTGAAAAAGCTCTCTTTGAAGAACCAAAAACACAATTAGATCTAACACCATCTGGAACTGCTGACGCAGAAGATGTTGGTGCAGATGTAGTTGTACCAGATACATTACAATCCAATTCTGTGCAAGCAGGATTAGATGACGATAAATCTGGTCAAGATAAACCATTAGGTGATAAAGGTGGACTAGCTATGCAACAAAAAGCTAATTTCGACTTTACCACAGAAACACCAAGACCAAGTGCTTCCGTTGAAAACATAAACAAATCTGCTGATGTAGAATTGAATATGGTTTTAAAAGATGCACGAAGTAATGGTTACGAAGGTCTATCCCATGTTGCTAGAAGAATCTTAGCAGGTGATTACGGTAGCCCAGATACGACACAAGACAACGGAGGGTATTATTAAAATGCCTAAAATACAAACAATCGATGAACTCGAAGCACTCTATTATGGATATAATAGAAACCTCATCAGAAAAGCTGATGCTCCTATCACAACATCAACTGCAGGTACATTCAATGCAGTCTTTGGTGCTTATGCATGGGCTCAACTTAACTTAGAGGCAAACGCCTTCGGTATTCTGCCAAAAGTCCCTTGGGACAAATCTGGTTGGAGGGTTATTACTGACAAAGCTGTCCTTAATACAACAAACGCCAATACAGCATTAGGTGGAACCGCAGAAGGTGGATTGATTGCTGAGACAACCAAACCTCAACTTAAAGAGATTGATGTAAAGCCAAAAACCGTTCAGTTGCCATTCAGTGCATCTGAAGTTATGGAATGGCTTGCAACACACTCTAAAGATGATATTTGGGGAGGCTTAGGTAGTTTAAGACTATTTATGGCTGTACAGCATAAAGAATTCATGAATAGAGCATTGCTAAAAGACGCACAAGCAGGTGCAGCAGCAGGTGGTGTCTTCGCAGGCACATTGGACTTTGAGTCATTAGACAGAATTATTTCTTCACACGCTGAAGAAACTGCTGTCGGTGGTGCAGGTTCAAAACACTATAACTGTTGGGCAGCAAGTGCTGACATTAATAGAGATACCAACGCAATGTCCGAATTTGATTGTACTGTAGAATCCGCTGGTGGAGCAATAGGAACAGAAGGTGTTCTTACCGATGATACATTACGAACTTTCCTCAGAAAGATCCGTATTGCAGCAGGTAAAGATCCTAACGTATTCCTAGGTTCCCACGAAGTTTATTCCGAAATCCAAGGCTTGTACATGCCTTCTGTAAGAGTTGCAAACCCTTACGGTGAGAGCTTAGTACAAATCGACGTAAACGGAATCCAAACTTTCAAAGGTACTGGAGTAGGTATTCACGTAGATTCTATCTATGGAGTTCCATTTATTCCAACAAAAGATGCACCATCATATGCATCTGAAGAAGTTGGAAGACTATTTGCATTAGATACATCTGATGCAGAAGGTTATGGTTATCCTAGAATTGGAATCCAAGTGGCAATCCCTACCGAGTACTACGAAGCAACCCGAAGAACTCCTGCATATCCATTTGTCAACAATGCTTTTGTTGAGAAAGGTGTATACAGAACTATGGGTGAAACTGTATGTCGTCACTTCAAATCTCAAGGCAAGATTAGAGATATTAAACTCTAGTCAAACAAAAAATTTATTTTTTATTTTTTTAGTTACATATATATAACCTTACCACATGTGTGTTGTAATGACGAAGCAAATAATCGCACTATTAGCCTTACTATCAGTAGGACTATTCGGTGCAGTATATGCAGAAACTACAACAGTAGAAGTACCGTTTGACTCACATGGTCAATCATGTAGCTTTGA